CCCTCAACAAAGCATCTTAGGGCAGGGGGAATATTTGACAAATCCGCCTTACCATCTATTGCCATGTTGAGGATAATACTTAACAATACTGCTTCTTCTTCTGACATTTAAACCCTCATAAATTGGCCAGAGTTTTGTGACTCAGCTTGTTCTTCAAAGTCAGGGCCTTTAGCTAGTCTACCAGTGGGGAAATCATATAATAAGGCTCCAGAAGGCCCAGTAAGGCCTGTGTAACGACACTTGAGCACTTTGGTCTTGATTGTGTTTCTTTCAATATCATCATCACTCCCTACATTACGAGCAAAAGCAATAATGTCCATACTGATCTGTTTGATAGAGCCTGACCCTCGGATGTCATCCATGGAAGGTAACTTGCCTTCTTCAAAGGATCTGCCCTTGTTATCAGTCTTTCTTAAGTGGCTAATAAGACCAATCCACACGTTATGCTTTTTGACAAGACGAAGTAGGTCATTCATAATCTTATCTATAGCTTCATTGCCTGTAAGACCTTCTGCGCCTTCAGACGCAAGAATAGTAATGTGATCGACAAAGAGGTATTTAGCCCCACTAAGACACATATACTCCAGAAAGTCCATAATAGAACCGTCTGAAATAGAGCCTTGATGGTCAAGAACAAGAACACGATCTTCTCCAAAAACTTTATCGTAACCTTCTTTAAGTTCCTCAAGAGGAATCTCCTCTGCTGCAGGGTTTCTATTTAAGGCCATACCACTCATTTTACGGGCAGTCTCGGCAGGTGACTCTTCTAAAGATACAATACCAATTTTATCTTCTGTTGCATCAAGGAGATGAACGGCAATCTCACGAAGTAGTGTAGATTTACCTGAACCAGTACCGGAAGTCCAAAGAGTTATTTCACCGAAGCGCATACCTTTTAACTTATCATTTAGGCCCGTCATAGATTCAGGGTAAGGTATTGATTCTAACTCATTATAAGACTCTAATTGTGTCCACAGATCTTCTTTAGTAAGAATACCAGCGGGAGTATATTCCGTAGAATCGTATATAGTCTTAAGAACCTTATCAGGGTCTTTAACCCATAGATCGGAGGCATCTTTTTCAGAAGACTTGGCTATCTTTACCTTATCATAGCCAATAATGCGGGCAGCTTCTTTAGTAGCAGTTCTGCCAGCGTCATCATTATCTAGCCAGAGAATAACTTCGTCAAAATTTCTGATCCAGTCACGCTCCTCTACTAAGTCTTTAATGGACGATGCTGAACGGAGGGAAACAACAGGATAAAAGGTTTTATATCTTTTGTACCATGCAGATTGTACTGCCATCGCATCAAGCTCACCTTCAGTAATAACCAGCCGTTTTCCACCATTGAATAGTTGTTGTCCAAACAAACCACCACGAACCTTACCAGCAGAGGTAAAGTCTTTTGGAAGCTTTCTAATTTTATAACCAACTAAATTGTCTTGGTTATAGTATGGATAGTAGTGATTATCAATATTACCATCCATATCGTAAGAAACTTTTACTCCATAGTGCTGAGATACCTGTTTAAAGATGTTTCTTTCTTTGAATCCCCTACTAGGGAATTCTTCTTTTATTTCTCTGAGACTTGGACCATAAGAAACAGGTTCAAAGTCTGTGTTATTATTTATCACAGTTATTCCCTTCTTAGGTGCTGGTGTTGCCTTGCAACAGCTAAAGCAATACTTAGAACCGTCCTCATATATTTGGCTAGGATCGGAACCGCCACAATAATCACAAGGTTGGTCTTTAATTACAATCCGTCCCATATTTACCCCTCAACATGAAGTGCATAAGCCATGACTAATTCTGACGACTCTCTAAACAAGTAAAAGAGAAATATTGCCGCAATATAGTTAAAGTCTATGATATCTACTGCCCCAAGGAGTCCAAATATTGCAGAAGAAATGCTTAGTATAAATAGCATTGTAGAAAGTTTTCTCATTAGTATCTCCTCTTTATCGATTTGATATACTTACGTGTTTTATCTGTTATAGACTCTTTAGGAACAAACCTAATAGCGGCAATCTGTCGATTATAAAATCGAGGGGTTAGCCCATCTGCTAAGTACTCTGTCATAGAATCGGATACCATTTGACAGTAAGCTTCTGCGTAGTAAAGACCACCCTTGGTGTTATATACCTCTACTATTTCAAAAGAAAATTTGTCATTTCCAAACAGAACGATATCCTTCTTTAGGTGTTCAGAAGATCCAGTATAGGTTCTCCAAGACATTTCTTTCCCATGAGTCTTCGACTTCTTTTTGCCACCGTGGAAGAATTGTTTTTTACCCCAGTAAAATTGATTAGTAACTTTATTATGTATACAATAAAGAAAGCCAAAGACATCAGAGGGGTTAAATTTAAACTTACACTCCCAATGGCCTATTTCATCCTTGGATAGCTGCTTCGTATACTTCTTTTTTGACTCTAAAGTGGTCATTGATAAATCTCCAGATATGAATTAGCCGACCGTTAGCAATAAGATACTCATAGCCCTTTTCCTCGTAAGCATCGTAATATGCCCTACATACTTCAGAGCGCATTTCACTATGGGTTTTAGCATTTGCTAATATCTTTTTGGCTTTTACAGGCCCTACTTTCCATAAGCCGGGGATGTTATCAACACTATCCCCTGTTAACACTTGTTGCCAATAGAACCTATCAGCGTACTCCTCTTCAATTTGATAGATTACCTTAGTTCTTGGATTATAGTGAGTTCCTGGAATGCAATGTAAATCTTTATCAATAGAACAAACAACATAGTCTATGTTTGACTCTTTGCATTCAATAGCCCAAGTTCGGACCATATCGTCAGCTTCACAATTATCAGACTCTACAGAGCCGTCTAAACTAATTGCCCAAGACTTCAAGTCACCGAACCACTCAGGTCTAGTATCTTTGGCTTTCTTCCGATTTCCTTTATAATCAGGAAACAGGTCTACACGAAAGTTGTCAGGACCACCAATGGCCATAACGTAGTCTTTTGTAAACAAGTTGTTTAAAATCTCAGAGAAATACTCTAAGAACTTTTCCTTACTCTCTTCTAATGATTCTGATTTCCATATAGACATATATACGAGAACATCACCATCTATAATAGCCATAGTCATGATATAGCTCCTTTAATTTACCCCCAAAGGGGCGGTTAAGTCATAAGGGGACCCTATTTTTACCCCTTATAATCATGGAGAATTACTTCTTTCCGTTTAAGGCCCTCTGCTCTAGTTTATTATAGTTAATTTTCATGATTTCTGACAAGTCGCTGTCTTGGGCGTTTGCCATAATAGTGACATACCAGAGAACATCACCAAGTTCGTCTAGTACTTGACCCCGTGTTCCCATCTGTAGCGCATCTTCGACCTCTTCAGCCTCTTCACGAAGCCCCTTTGCTAAAGTATCATGGTGCCGATGTCCCGGTTTAAAGAATTGTAAGGCGATACTCTCATATAAATTAGCTTGCATAGTAGGCTCCTGCTGGTTTAGATAGTGCTGCGATTATATCTCGAAGTTGTTGTTCTGACATTTCAACTAGGTCGTAACTTTCCATATCATCACTCCACTGACGAAAAAAGATACTATCCTCATCTAGTATTACTTCTACATCATTAAGCTTTCCTGCTTGATCCAATGTAGTAATTACTGTTGCATCTGATTCAAACTCCACTGTAAACATTACTTGGCCTTTTCATGAATTAAGTTCTCATACTTGTTGAACATTTGCTCAAACTTCCACTCGTATAACTGCTGTATACCTATTAAGGCGTTCATCAGTTCATCCTCAGTATGGTCACCGTCACCTACCTGTTTGAAGACAACCTCAAGGTCATTACACACACGCCAACAGTCCAGTATCATCGGCTCTAATTCATACATCTTACTCATCTTCGTCAAACCCCTCTTGGTAGCCCTCAATATGGCCCTCCGAATAGCCCTCGGAGTAGCCCTCATCACGGCCTACTTCATAGCCCTCATCCCAACCATCTTGATGTATTTGGTCAGACTGCCCGTTGTACTCTTGAATTATGTTTCTTTCTAGTGTATTCAAGAGATCACTCACATCCCTCTCAATATTGTGTCCATGAAACTTTAGCGCCTCATAAAAACGGTCAAACTCAATTCGGATGTTTTCTTCTACACTGATATACATTTTAATGATCCTCTTAGATTCTATAGTTTATCTTTGCCCTTAAGTTGATTTATACGCATTTGTGAACAACGTATAACCTTCTCAAGATCTGTGATTTCACTCTGCACTTGGTCCATACCTTCGTAAAGCTTGTATCCTGCACGGCTAGTATACTTAATGATATTACCGCGCCAGAATTCAAAGCCGTTTAGCATTACAAATGTGATAGGCTCGAAAGCCCACCGTGCATAGTGCTTAGGTTCATTTACAATGTTTGCTGTTGGCTCTGTCAATTTACCCTCCTTAAAGTCTTTACGTTCTTTTATCAGTCGATCCCATTCACTCTTTATCATTGTCCTTACCATTCTTTATATCTCGTTCTTGAGCAGCCTTACGCTCTTTTGGTGTCATTGGTCGAATGACTGGTGTTATTGGTTTAATGGACGTCATAGTAGTTCTCTCCAATGTTGCAATCGCCACAAGTCATAATGTCTATGCCCAAGGCCTTAGGGGCCTCTTCAAAACAACGCATTATGATTTCTCGTGTTTTTTCTGCCTGATCTTTACGAACCTCAACAGTGTGCTCGTCATGATAAAACAACACATGTTTAAAGTCAATATTAGCCTTTTTAAGCTCCTCATCAATCATAACAACAGTTGCCTTCATAACAACAGCCTCAGCCCCTTGAATAAGGTAGTTAAGGGATTTATGGCGCTCAGACTTATCTAACATAATTCTACGATCATCTAAGCCTGGGATAAATCCTTGGGACTCAATTAGGTTGCTTACATTGCCGATCAAGTTAGCTAAGGCAGGGAGTGCCTTCTTATATTTAGCCATTGCCTTCTTAGCTTGAGGTACAGTTTTTCCAATATACCCACTAAGTTTTTGAGCACCAGCTCCATAAAGATAGGCAAAAATGAAACGCTTAGCTTGAGGCCTAGTACACTCTAAAATATCGGCATTCATTTGATGAACATCCCCATTAAGTACAGTGTCAGTAAAGCTATCGTCTTTCATATAGTGTGCCAATAACCTTAACTGGCAAGCAGCAGAGTCAGCAGATACAAGTGTATACCCCGGCTCCGATACAAACAGACTACGGAATTCCTTACCAAGAGTAGCATAGGCTCCCGGTAAGTTTGCAATGATCTTATGGGTCTGGCGGAAAGTAGGTGTGCCAATGTTAAATACATCCCCGTGTAAACGGGAGTTATCGTCAATGTATTGAAACCAACCTTCTAAAATAGACTTCCTTGAACGCAGGGTGTAATATTCCATTAAGGCTTGGCCTACATCTCCGAGTCCTTCCAAAGAACTGTCTGAGAGTTTTGCTGAGACTTTAACGAACTGTCCGTCGATTCTTTTCCAGTTCCACTCGTCCGGCTCCCATCCGATTGTTCCAAGATAACGTTTAACCGTATCAGTGTTACCAATATCGCCA